TGGTTGTTCATCAAATACCGCCAGGTCAAGTTTGAATCCTTGTAGTTGCCGAACTTCTTGTGTGTAGTTGGCAAACAATAGATAACTGCGTCCGCCAGAAGCGTGGCGTATCTCGCAGCCAATACAGTTGGCACCATCATTACGCATGGTATCTGTGACAATGGCACTTTTGGGTATGGCACCTGTGCCCAGTTGTTCTGCCAGTTTGACATCTGGTGTGCCTAACAGTTCTTGTTGTAGCACAAGAGCGACCTGGCTCCAACCTTCACCAGCAACCATTACTGTCACAGGCCGGTCAAACTTGTGGCCCTCCCACCAGGCAGGATATTGTCCTGTAAGGTGCATAGCAGTTTCATAGCAGGTGCTCACAGTTTTACCAATACGGTTGGCAGCAAGAATACCTCTACGATCGTTCCGGGTAGTAAAGAAGCGTAGTTGATGTTCAAATGGTCTGAAGTATCGCAGTTGATTGAACTGCATGTCATCAGCCACAGCAGTGACCAGATCCTGTAGGCGTAGTTGTTGGTCTGTGGTCAGCGTTGAGTACTGCTCTGGAGCAATGTCGTGCTGATCGCACACCCAACGCACAGCACGCCGCATAAGCACTGAAGGATTAAGCATTGACGATTACCACTTCCTGTCCACGCTGCTTGTTGTTGCGGCTTGAACTTTGTTTGCTTACACTGTAGGTATGCCAGCGGTATTGATCTTCTGGAAACCAATCATGTAGTTCTTCAAAATCATAATAACTCACAGCCCAACCTCCAGAACAGGCTTTCAGAGTGCGAGCCAACTCCTGGTGCTGATCACGACCAAAGCCGTGTGTGTAGTAGTGTTCCAACTTAAAGTAAGGTGGATCACAATAGAAGAATGTTGTGGGCGAATCGTATTGACGGATCACTTCCAGGCAGTCCAGGTTGGTTGTGGTCAAGCGTGCCAAGCGTTGTAGTATCCGGGGATTCTGTAGTTTCCGTATGAGAGGATTCAAGGTATGAATCTTGTCAAAATACACACTGCTTTTTAGACCCAGTGTGTTGCCTGAAAAACTCTGAACTTCAAGATACAAGTACTTGGCAGCAGTTTCAGCAGTCACAGCAGGCTCTGGATTTGAACCAAAGATATCCTGTTGAAATTGCCGATACAGGTCTGCGTCTTGCTGTGGCCAAGTTGTTAGGTATGCCAGCACTGCGTCAGGGTCTTGTGAGAACCAACGGAAGATATTGGCCAGGTACGGATTGGCGTCATTGTAGACTTGCTCACAGCGACCAGCCAGGTTGCTTTTGGTGCTGACCCAACCAGCACCACCAAACACATCTACAAAACGGTCATAGCCCAGCACAGGAAATATGCGGTCCAGGTGTTTTATATGGAACGCTTTGCCACCCATGTATGGAAACATAGTTTACTCCCAGGCTTGGCGTATCTGATCTAAATGATACAAGGCCACAGCAAGATCACGAATCTCTGCTGTGTCAGCGGGCCAGGTGTCAGGATCAGCAAGATCAGTACCTTCTGGCTTGTTGAGGCAGTTCATTAGTCGTTCATTGACCAATCGCATTGAATGCTGCAACTGGCCTGGAAATTTTTGAACAAAAGCCTCGCGGCTGACGGCCATGACCTTTTGCTGGATCTTGGTATCATCTGCTCTGCGAGCCTCTGTTGCTGCACGAATGCTGGCATCACGCATTGCTGGCGTAATATCAGTCATTGCCCAAATCCCAAGGATTCACAGCAGCCTTCATGTCCAGACTGATAAAGTCTCGATCCACATAACGCACCCATTGATTTGAGTCGTTGTAGCGGAATGTCTGCATCATGGCACGCAGTCTGCGACCGATAGGTGTGAGTGTGCCATCTTCACGCTGAACCAATTGTTCGCCAGTGCGTGGGTCAACCCACTTGATGATCTCAGGACGCACTTTGCCCCACTTGTCAATCTTCTCACCAAATGGTCGTGGTTCAATAGGACCCAACACTTCATAGGTGATCTCGCCTGTGCGATACTTGCGGAAGGTACAGTGCATCTTGCGACCCTGTGCGTGATACTCAGGATCCGAATGTGGCACAAAGGCGGTGAAGAATTCGTTTTGTACTTCTGTGCGTGGTGGCAAGCCTGCACTGCGTGCTGGCAGGTCCTTGATGGGCTCTTCAGGCACAAGGTCGGTTTTCTCAAGATACGGATTGTCCTTGCCCAAGAAACCAGGATCAACTGGCTCACCATTGAGCACATCCATTGCTACCTGATACTTGAGTTTGTTTGAGCGACCTTTTAGGTTCAGCACAATGCCTGTTTCGTCGAACACAAAGCGTTCAAGTTCTTTGGCAGTGGGGAAGTCGGTCATCAAGCCATCAAGATCGTACTCCACTCGGGAGTCCAGTTGTTGCTCAAGGCTTTTCTTTGGTGCCGCAGCAGTGGCCTTTGCAGGCTTGGTGGGCTTGGAGGGGGTTGCGGGCGTTTCGTCAGCCCAAGGGTTGGTTTGATCAGTCATATCATTTCCTTACAGTAATAGATCAAGAATACAGCAGGGCTCGGCAGCCCTGCTGTGTAAAAGGCTTTTTAGGCCTTGTTGCCTTTTGTAGGTCCTCGTCCGACATTGACATCGGATTTCAGCCCTTCCACTGCGGCGTCGCGGAAGCCTTTCATCTTGCGGCCACGATTGGCCACAGCGTCAGTGACCATGTTGGCCAGTGCTGATCGTTCATTGCCGCTTTTGGCTTTGGCACTCACGAACTGCTCACGCTTTGATGCTGAACCAGCGTTGCCCACTGTGGGACCACGCTTCTGGTTGATGGGTTTAGATTCTGGATTGGTTTTCATTGTGAGTCCTTATTTGTATTGTGTCACGCCTGGTGTCACAAACACATTGCCTGTGGCACTGTCGCCAGCAGCACTGAGGTAAATGTTGCCGGTGCGATTGTGTGAGTTGATGGCAATCATGGCATAACCGTAGGGTGCTATGATAGTACCAATACCGTTGGCACCTGATGTGGGAACGCTGGCATTGGTGTCCAATGGGTCGAAACTCACATTCACTGCCACAACATTGGTCTGGTCTGGATTCACAACATACAGCACATCAGGCACGCCCAATGCACCCATGTCCAGGGTCACGCTGTTGTCAGTTGAGTCATCAGTGTAAGACAATATCACTGATGGTCCTTGTGCGATAAATGGGATCATGGTGTCTGGTTCCTATTAGTATTGCTTTTTAGGGCCGTAGTTGATACCGTCAGTGCTGCCAGCAGCAACAGGGCGGCTACCACGACTCAAACTGCCATAGGCTGTGCCACCAGTTTGTCCCACGCGGATGCTGTCTGGGCTTGTGGGCTTCTTGACTGTGGTACCACCAACGCCACGATCTTGGTGACCACGGTTGATGTTGTCACGCACACTGCCTTGAGCAGGCACTGAGGGCACTGCTGATGTGGGAGGACGGCGTCCTTTGTCTTTGGTCACCGACTGGCTGGGTGTGCCTGGATTGTGGCACATGCCGTCGTTGCCTTTTGTAGGGCCACGACCAAAATTTACATCACGACCATCATTAGAGTGTCCTGACCACTGGTTATGAGAGAACTTGGTAGATCCTTTTTTAGGACCAGCACCAATGCCGTCAAATTCCATGTTGCTTGTTTTCATTTTGTTTTTCCTTTTGACTTCGAAGTCTTTGTAGCAGCCGCTCGTTTTGTTGAATAGGCAATGGCCACGGCTTGCTTTGGGGGCTTGCCTGCGGCTATTTCCTTCTTGATGTTTTCCTTGAAGGCCTTCTTGGATGTAGATTTTATCAACGGCATAGTGTTATTTAGCCTTTGGTGCTACAACGGGTGTTTTGCCACTGGGAGTTGTGGCTTTTGTGGGTGCGGGTGTTGTTAGCCGGGTCATTGTGGGTGCTGGGGGCATTGGTTTCTGAAGCCAACTTGGTGTTGTGGGTCCCCAGTTTGTGCTATAGCCCTGTGGCAGCAATGACATGTCTGGTTGGCCTTGAGCATTGCGAGGTATCACTGTTTGTGTGGGTAGTTTTATGTTTGGTGGCGTGCCAAATGTCAATGGAGTTATTGGTGCAAACTGTTGTGGTGCTCTAGTGCCGGGCTGAACCACCATTGTGGTAGTGGGCGGTGTCATGAAAGGTCTAAGAGATGCTGGCAACTGTGGAGCGGCTATGCTGGGAGTTCTGACGCCAAGTCTGGCAAAAGGATTGAGAAAATTCATATTACACTTTCTTTATGCCCACTATCTGGGCTATGGCTTCAGCAAAGGCAGCACTCTTCTGTGCCACAGCATCCGCACTATCCACTGTGGTGACTTCTGTTTTGTCAGCAATCATCTTGTTCATGAATGCTTTGTCGTAGTCGCGAACACCATTCCAGTCTTCACGGTTTATGGCCTCCACATAGTTCTTGGCCAACAGTTCACCATAGGGACGACCAGCAATGGTGTGTATGGTGGCCATGAGTTCTTCAATCTTGATCTTGTTGGTTGAGCCTACGGGTCGGCCAGCACCTTTGCGAGCACCGCCACGACTGGATGCCTTCTTACGCACTTTTGGTTGATCTGATTGTTTTTCCGTTGTCATGTAGATATTTAGCGATTTGGTTTGTGGCCTGGTGTTTTGGCACTATAAAAAGCCTGAACCACCATAACGCTAAATACAAGTATGGCACAATCAAAACCCGTACAAACACCCTTGGGTGTGTTCACCAGCATATCACAGGCTGCTCGAGCACACCACTGTGACAAAAGCACCATTCAACGATACATGGAAGTTGATCCTGCTAACTTTCGTATGCTGGAAGCATTGCCCACACCTGTAACAAATCCTGCGTCAGCAGGTTGGCAACACTATCGCAGTCTGGACCATGATGGTCGTGATGCTTGGTATGAGTCGTGGTGTCGAGCACAGGGCTTTGATCCTGAATCAGAAGATGGTGGCAATGCTTTCTTTGATGCTCTTGATCAAGCCAGTATAGATGTACCTGAAGCGGAGGATTCTGATGCGGAAGCCTAAACTCAAAAAATACTTTTTGGCCCTGAGTCCAGATCAGTATGCTGACTTTGAAAAGACACGCACGCTGAAGATTGAACCTGCTACCCTGGACATCATGACGGGTGTGGTGCGTGGTCGTCCTTACTTGTATCTAGCGGCCACACCCAACATTGCTGACAACATAGTGCGTGAGCACTATCGCTATAGTGGTAGTGTGTATATCCTGCGAATCCCTGCTGAGTATGTCAATCGTGATCGGCTGGTGTTGGCAGATGGTGCCACACAGATATGGCAATATGATCGTGATCTTGTGATTGATCACTGCGGAGTTGACTGCTACGAATTGGCAGTTGAGTCTGAACCTTTGTAAGTCCGGTGCCTTTGGCGTGGTAGATCCTGGGTGGGGGATTGCCGGCAAACCCACCCACCCTTAAATAGGGTTATGAAATATCAAATACAAAGCATATATCGTCGGCGTCGGCGACAGGATCCGCCACACTGGCATCACGGAGTCACACGAACAATTGAGATAGAGCCTGAGGTGGTGGCGTGGTATCATGCGTGGCAATCAACTCAATCTGCCAAGGTGTGCCCTCAGTCAGTCGATTCCAACGACCCAGCATGGCTTCAGTTAGATCACGACCGTGCATCATCTGATCAATCATGTCCGTGATGATGTCTTCAGGTGAGTAGTATTCACCGCGTTGACTGCGACGAAAGTCTGGCATGGGTGTTGAGAACCAAGCAGCACAATCAGCATCTATCTGTGAGATTGCGATGATGTCTTGGGCTATTTGTACCAACCAACTTTTCAATCGTTCATACTCGGCAATATCCTGTTTGATATAAACAGTGGCGTATCGGACCCCTACTCGAGGTTCCATGGTTTTTCGACTGCGATAACGGAATGTGGCCATAATGGGAAATGTTCCTTTCCCATTATTTAGCCAAATGGTTAAATTTTGGTGTCCAGCAGGTCCTTTTGAGCCTGAGTAATCCATTGTATGTGTTTGCGGCATTTCACACACCAAAGTCGTGCGGCATGCGGTCCGGCACCTGCTCGTACTTCAGTGAGATGTTGGGCGTGTTTTACATGTGGTGGCACAGGCTTTCGTTTCATAACTGTATTATACTCCGTTCTGATGGTTGGAAGTTGTGTACTGGCTCTGAGCAAGCAACATAGAACTTTGATTTGGCCATGATATCAAATGTGCCAGAGATTTCAGCATCTTCAATCCACAAGCGGTAGGCAAATGTGTCTCCTGACCGCCACAGTGCCATTGCTGTAAACTCTACCATTTTGAGTTTCTTATGGCGTCCTTTTTCATTGCGATAGCAGGCTTTGCCAATCCAGCGAGCATCTGTTTGTTCGTTGAAACATTCCCAGGCTGATCCATAGCACAGGTCTGTTTTCCAGCCATCTGGCAAGTTGGCGTAGAATTCACTGCGTTTGTTTGTGAGTCTGAACTTCCACTTTTGAAACTTGGTGTTGTTGTTGAAACTGATGTCTATGTTCACACTCAATCTATCGTAGGTGTTGCCATCATAATCATCAGGATCTGGATTTACCAAACTGAGTCTAGCATAACTGATGTTGCCCAAATTGATTGCTGGGCGAGATGACATAACCTCCTCTCTGACCTCCCTACATGACTTCTCACTTGCCGTAGGCAAGGGAAGTGGAGGCGAAGCCGACAAGAGCGAAGCGAGGCCAAGAGGCCCGGGCGTCAGCCCCGTATTCTTTCTTCTTTCTTCTTTCTTCAATATTACTTTTGCGAAATCTGACATAACTTGGTTCCTTTCAATGTTATATTGTATTTAGTCTAATGGGTCAAAGTCAATGATTTTTATTGCCAAAAACTATTGACTCCAAACTGGATACAGCATACACTACATACATAGCAACTACCCCTGGGGTCAAAAGTGAACATAGAAAGACTTATGGAAAGACTACGAGTTCAAAGCCTGATACAGCGTCTTCGCAGACAGCACGGAGATGAAGAGGCCTGGGCCATTGTGCGTGAGGCCTTTGAAATTGAACTGCGTGTTGATCAAACAAAACGCCGGGAAAAAAAGCCTGTTTTTGTAGAAAGCGGTAAATAGTATTGTCGGTGCTGAGAGAATGATATCAATCGCGATGTTGTTCTTAAACGCAGAGATAGGTTGGGTCTCCCTCAAAAAAGCCGCTCCTATAAGGTAAAGTGTATAGAAGGTCATTTGAGTTCCTTTCAAGTTATCTGTTTTAATTGCCATTTTTACAGAGTCCTACACCAACCCCAGCACCGACACTTATACAAAAAAGCAGCCCCAGGGCTGCTTTTATTTTGGCCGATTTTTTCTGCCTGGTGGCCTACCATGTGCGTGGTAGCGATTGTTTTGTTTCATTATGTCATGTACTGTGATTCTGTCACCCAGCAGCAAGTGATCTTCTGTCACGCACTTGGGATTGCTACAGCGGTGAATCACAAACTCATCTGACGCCAGGGCACGACCAAACTTTCTGCGGCCAGCAATGCGATGTGTGGTAGTCATAATCTTGACACCATCTTCTTGACGCCAAGCACCAACCATGCCATAGCCCTGTCGATGACTGGGTCCGTTCCATTCATCACAACCTGTGTCAGGATTGTGTTGTATGTGGCGTAGGTAATAACTTTCTTGGTATGTGAGGTCATACAAAGGATCTTTGGGAAGGGGGCGTCGTCCTGGTGTTTTCATATAGATATTTAGCCAAATGGCACTATAGCAATAAATATACACATGAATACCTGGCGTTGGAGACCCGCAACTGGTGCTGATGTGCAGCCCATAGTTGATATTGCTGTTGCACATTTCGAAACTGAGATTGATCACCTATTCACACCCGATCCTGTGGCTTACTCACGCAATCTCACGCTAAGTGTTGTTAATAGTTTTTATCTTCCCACAACAGAAATGCTGCGAGTGTGTGAGCAAGATCACCGCATCATTGCCTATGTGTGGGCACATCGTACCACAGCACCGTGGTCAGATGATGCCATGTGTGCTGTGCGAATGGTACACTTGGACTTGGAACTGAGTGCTCGTGACCGAATACGCTTGGTGTCAGAAATGATTGAGATTTGGGAAACATGGGCACAAGCCAGTGGCATCCCAGTGATCTGTAGCACAACCATGCGTGGCGACCAGTCAGGATTCTTACGCATACATCAACGCTGCGGCTACGATGTAAGAGGCAGTTTTGCCTACAAAAGACTAAAGGAAATGTAATGTTAAAAGCAGTTGGAACAACAATGGTAATCGAGCGAATCGCTGGCACCAAATCTACTCAAAGCGGTATTATCTTGCAGCGAGAACAAGAGCGTCCCAATGCTCGTGTGCTCAGCGTGGGACCACAAGTCAAGGAAGATGTGTCTGTGGGAGACATTATTGTTGTGGATTGGTCAAAGTGTGGCCAGTTTGAACATGACAGCCGCACTTATCACATTGTGGATGAAAGCACAGTGTTGGCTGTGCTGGAGTAATTAACTCAGGGTGCTGTCCAGCATCCAGATGTGCTTGGCCAAAGAAAGGATACGATCCTGGGCATAGTTGCCAATAGGTTCGTGTCCCTCTGAATTGGCAATTGCCATCAATTCTTCATAGCAGCCTTTGAGGTGATCTAAATTATCTCTCACAGATGCCAACATGTCATCTGCTGAGCCTTCCATCATGTCATCTGGAATATGGCTACCAGACAACACATCCGAGACACAGCAAGGCATAAACTCACCTATGCTGCGTAACAGTTCGGCAATGATATCAATCTGGTCTTGTAGTTCTTCGTAGATACCGCCCAGCAAGGTATGATCGCTTTGGAAGTTGCGACCCATGATATTGACATGTGCTACATGTGATCTAAAGTAGGTCACAAAGTTGTCGTTGAATACTTGTGTTAGTTGTTCTGCTGTGTTCATATTTTAAAAACTTCCTGGCATCACTGGGCCCATTACTTTTTCGTAGGCTTTTTTGCGAATGTTTTGACGCATTCTAGCATCTTCTTCTAGTATAGCACGCTCTTGGGCATTCACATTGCCAAACGGCATATTTGCCACGGTTCTCATTTGATTGGCTGCACCAGCACGATTTTGTGTTGCTGCTTCACCACGAACTGTTTGTGCGTATGGATTGTATTCTAAACCAGGTGCGTTGGGGTTGGCACGAATCTTGGCTTGTTCGTAAGCCGCCATGTTGTATGGATACAAAAAAGCACTTTCAGGAGCAGCCATAACTTGACCTGCTAAACCTAGTCCGCCTCTCAATGCAGCACCAGCAATTTGTGGGCCAGTTTTACCTGCTAGTTGCTGTGCCAAAGGCCCGTAGATGTTGTGTCCTTGAACATAAGCAGATCCTAAATCTCGAGCAGATTGAATAGGATTTTTGATTGTGTTCATTGCTATGTTTTTGGCACCTTCAACCCCGCGATTTTTGAGTTCTGCAGCAATCTGTGGACCCACCCTACCCCAGGACGCAACCTCACCGGCCAACGCACCCGGAATCTGCGGACCCACGGTCAATGCTGCTTTGGCACCTGCTGTGTTTAGTGCTTGTTGAGTCATGTTGCCCAGCATATCCACAGGTTCTGGCATGGGCGGTCCAGACTCTTCGCCTTCAAGTTTTGCTAGCAATGTAGGATCGCTCACATACTCATCTGAATTGAGTCTTGACAGCAGATCAGGATCGCTTATATATTCGCTCATTTCTTTTTCCAACCTTTGCCATCATAGATGTAAGTTGTGCCATCAATGGTTTTTTCTGGGAACACAGCAGGTGCTGTACCAGCACGGCCACCTGTGCCAACTTGCTGTTCGGCGAACTGTAGTCTACGCTTGAGATCTGCTGAACGACTCTGCAGCCATTCTTTCATAAACTCTGGATCAGAACTGCCATCAGGCTTGTTGGCTGTCCAGAACTGAAGATCTGGACCACTGGGGTTGGAACCAAGAATCTTGAGACCATCTGCTGCCAGTTTGGTCACAGTGTCCAGGATAAGTTTGGTGTTCTTAGCATCAGCAGTTTCAAACTGCCCACCAATGGCTTGAGCAATAGGACCGCGTCCTGCAACCACTGACAAAGCACTACCAATGTTGTGCTTGCCACTGTCCAAAGTTTTAACAACTTTGTCAATGCCTTTCAACATATTTTGAGTGTCAGCACTGGCAGCAATCTGTTCAGCCGCAGGCTTCTGAATAACCTTTCGGCGTTCTTCTTCGATCTGACGCTCAAGATCTTGACGCTTGGTAAACTCAGCCTTGCGTTGATTGAATTCAGTTTCGCTTTCTGTTGTTCCACGCACTGGCACGCCGCCTGCTCCAGTGGGCATTGCTCCAGCGGCTGCTGGCGGTTGTTGAACAGCAGGTGCTGGTCCGCCAGCGGCTCGTTGTGCCTTGGCCAGTTCATCATTGAGAATCTGAAGTCTTTGGGCACGCTTGGGATCATTGGCTGGCACGCGAGCGATTTCTTTGTTGAGAGATTCAACATCGCGTTGGGCACGAGCCTGTGCTGCTGGATCAACTGGGGTGGCCACAGAACTCTGTGGAGATATTGTGGGTGCACCAGGTGCTCCATATCCTGGAACGCCACCTACAAAGTTCCAACGGTCCAAGAAGTCAAGTTCATCTTTTGGTGATTTAACAGCACCATCTTTGCGTGCTTGATCCAACGCAGCCAGTTTGTCTGTGCCAAATCTTTCACGATACTTGCTGATAACACCGTAATCCATTTTGGCACCTTGAGTAAACACACTCTTGTCAACGCCAGCAGGACCAGTGTAGGGTTTACCAGCATTGGGGCCTGTGATGATTGTGTTGACAAAACTGCCACTGCGGCTGTCAAACACTGTGCGATATTCTTCGCCAGCATCGGCTTGGCCTTTGGGAATAACTTGAGATCCACCAGTGGCACTGAAAGATTGAGTGCCAAACTTTTGTCCCGAAGCACGCAGTTTGTTTAGGGTAGATTCTGTGGCCACATTGCCTTCGTCATCACGAGCACCAACAATACGACCTTGACTGTCAGTTTCAGTTTCCCAGATAGAGTTGCCCAACTGCATTTGTCCAAACTTGGTTTGTTTGCCAACAATTTTCTTTTGTGCTTCAGCAGCCAGTTCGTTTAAACCCAAACGAGCATATAGATAGGCCTTGACATAATCACTGGTAGTAACTTCTTCTTTGGCACGACCTCGTTCTGGACGCAGTGCTTGTTGAAGTTTGTTTTGTGCTTTGGGATCACCTTGAGCAGCGTCCAACACAATCTTTTGTGCTTCTTCGCTTTTGCGTTGATTATCCAAAGCAGCACGCATTTTTTCTTTGAGACTGCCGCGTGCTTCTGGAAATTGAGCAGCAACTTCTACCAATCGATCAAAATCATTTCCGGCTTCATTGGCTGCTTTAATCCAGGCTGGTTCAGCGGGTGCAGGAGCAGCAGCGACTGCTGGTGCTGGTGCTGGGGCAGCAGGTGGTGGAGTTGGCATTGCGGCACCAGGTGCGGCTGCTACTTGAACACCAGGACCGGGTACAGGTGGAGCACCAATGTCAGGCACTGCTTGATTGGGTGCGATTGGTGCTGCCTGTTGTGCCACAGGTTGTGCTTGTGGCTGTGGTTGTGCTTGTGGCAATCCAGCAGCAGCCTGTTGAGCCATGCTCATTGGTTGTGTTTGTGCTGGTGCTGGTGCCTGTGCTGGTGCCGCACCTGCTTGTTGTGCTGCTAGGGCGTCAATTTGTGCTGCTTGTGCTTGTTGTTCAGGTGTAAGTTGTGGATTCAACACCGGTTGTGGCTGTGCCATTGCCTGTGGAGCAGCCGGTGCTACAGGAGCAGTTTGAACTTGTGCTTGTGCAGGCTCTTGCTGTTGTTGCATCATGCCCATGTCCATAGGAGCCTGTGCTGGCACAATGTCTTCAGGTGCTACAGCAGCAGGAATCTCACGCTTGATGGTTTCAGTTTGACTGCCATCACCATAGGTATCAACTTTGGTGCTGGTTGTTACCACATTGGCCAGGTCTTGCTGTTGTTGTTCACGCTCACGACGGCGACGCTTTTCTTCTTCTGTTTCCAGCCCAAATTGAGCAGCCCAGGCGTCTGGATCACCACTCAACAAGTTTGTGGCCTGATTGTAGCGATCTGCAACACCTTGCATACGGTTTTCAACAACACGACCTAAAATATCTGTAAAAGCCATGTTTATTCCTTAAATTTTAACGCCATAGTTGTAGTTGCTGCTACTTTGACTTTGGCCATATGGACCCAGGGCATAACTTGCTGACGGAGCACCATAAGGGCCAGCAAGATATTTGTTGAAATAATCTTGTGGAGTCATAGCAGCACCAACACCAGTTTGTGCTGCACCAAGTGCTTGTGTCAATCCACCAGAACCAATCTGTGCCAAGTTGCTGGCAGCAGCGGCTCGTTGTGCTGTGATATCTTTAAGAATACTGGCAGCAGTAGCGGCCTGTGCTGATTGTGTTTGACCAGCAAGTTGGCGACCAGCCAGGGCTTGACGAGCACTACCCAAGTTGCCAGCACCACCAAACTGTGCTTCTTGTTGAGCCAGGTTTTGCATGTATTGTGCTTGAGCAGGTGCCATTGCGGCATTCAGTTGTTCTTGTGCGTATTCTGGTGAGAACAAACTTTGTAGGCCAGTGACGCCTGTGCGTAGTGCCGATTCGCCAACTTCGCCAGTGGTCTGACCAATCTGACTTGCTGTGCCGGCCAGGTTTTGAGCAGCATTCAGCACACCACCGCGTGATGTGTTGTATAGATTACTAGCCCCTGACACTGCTTCTTTGATGTTGGGAGCAATGGTGCTGGTAAACAATTCATTCTGAGCCTGGATTTGTTGTCTTTGCTCGTCTGTTAATTGTGGCGTTGTGTATGAGGTACTTCCACCTTTTCCAAAACTCATTGTGTATCTCCTTGTGATCTAATATTTAGCGTATTCATATTTTTCATCCTTATTTGGTTGTTAAACCTTTGGTGCTGCTGGCACATTGTATGGTGCCACCTGTGAGGCTTGTTGAACTCCTTCAAGCAGCGATTGAATGTTCTGAGTCTGTGGATTGTACATTTGTTGTAGTCCCCAAGGCACAGCCGGTGCTGGTACATTGCGATATGTTTCAGGCGAGAATGTAGGTCCAACTTGAAATGGTTTCTGTCCCCAGTAAAACTTGCTTTGTTGCATGTTTTGTGTTTGATATTGTTGTGGCACATTCACAATATAACCAGGGTTTAATCCTGATGTGCCCAATGGTACAGACTTGCCCCAATCCAATGGTTTGATAGGACCATAACTTGTGGGTGCTGCTGGCGGTGGTGTCAAAATACCATTGATGATAACCCAACCAGCAGCAATCTTGGCCAGGTCAGCAGCACTCAAACTTCCAGCAGCAGCACCAGCAAGATCAGCCACAGCAGCAGGTACGCTGGGTGCTGGAGGATTGGTATAGTTGGGATTTGGTGTGGCCACAGCATCTGTTACTGGAGCACCTTCCACTGGAGGTGTTGTTGTGGCTGGGGGTGTTGTTGCTGCGGGTGCCACTGGTGTTGTTGTAGCAGGGGGAACTGCTCCACCACTGCCTGCCAAAGCACCGCCCAAGCCAGCACCGCCTGCTATTACACCGGCTGCTGTGCCTGCACCTGATGTGCCTGCACCTGCTCCACCACCGGCTACTGTGCCTGGTGTTGGAGTCAGTGTGACATTGGCCACTGGTGATGTTCCTGTGCCTGGAGTCACTGTTTCAGTCATTCCTGTAACAGGATTGTTGGTTACTGTGACGCCTGATCCTGGTGTTCCAGGTGTGCCAGCGGTTCCGGTTCCTGTTGAAGTTCCAGCAGCAGTACCTCCACCATCAACCACAGCACCTGTGGCATCTTTGGTTAGTGTGCTGCCATCTGGATATGTGGTCACTGTGCCACCACCTGGAGTGGGTTGAACCACAGGAGTTGTAGCACCTGGTGTTCCTCCCGCTACGCCGCCTGCTGCTCCTGTACTACCAGCAACGCCTGCAGCAACGCCTGCTCCAGCAGCAACTTGTCCTGGAGTCAATCCAGGTGTGACTGCTGCTGGTGGCACTACTGGGGCTGGAGTCAATGTCACAGAAGCAACTGGACTAGATCCTGTGCCAGGAACCACTGTTTCAATCATGCCTGGAGTAGCAGGTCCTGAAGGTCCTGGTGTAATAGATCCTGTAGTACTTGTGCCGGCAGCAGTGCCGCCTGGTGTAGTAGCAGGTGTAGTTGTAGTTGTGGGTGCTACTGGACCAGTTGTGGTTGTACCAGCAGCAGTGCCGCCAGGTGTAGTAGCAGGTGTAGTTGTGGCAGTTCCACCTGGTGTAGTTGTGGCAGTTCCACCAGGTGTAGTTGTAGTTGTACCAGCGGCTGTGCCGCCTCCGTCTACTACAGCACCTGCGGCATCTCGGGTCAATGTGCTGCCATCTGGATATGTGGTCACTGTGCCACCACCTGGAGTGGGTTGAACCACAGGAGTTGTGGCTGTTCCGGCTGTGGTTCCTGCGGCAGTTCCTGCGGTGGCTCCACCAGCAGCAGCACCTCCAGCAACGCCTCCGCCTCCAGCCAATCCGCCCAACACAGCAGCACCGCCCAAAGCAGCCAAGGCTGATGGTGATAATGCACTTGCGGCAGCAGTTGTGGCGGCACCTGTGGCTGCGGCAGCAGCAGGAGTACTCAACACAACACTAGCCACTGGGCTTGATCCAAAACCAGGAGTTATGGTTTCCAATAGGCCTGTAGCAGGGTTAATTGCTGAACTGGCCACAGCACTTGGCACAGCAGTAGGTGCTACAGCACCGCCTCCGGCATTGGCTAATGCGGCTTCAAAAGCAGCATCACTGCCAGCAGGTCCAACCATGCCAGTAGTGACATCTGCTACAGCAGCAGAAGTGTCAGGAATAACATATGTGCCGTCGGCTCTAAAATAACCAGTGTCACCAACGCCACCAGCACGACCGGCCTCTCTGGCAGCAGCATCACTGGGTTGGAATCGGTTGATCAAGTCAGGATCAATGTTGGCTTCAAGAGCAGCAGTTTCAGCAGCACTGAGTTCGGTCAATCCGTATGGATCAAGACCCAGACCTATGTTGGTTGCTTGTGCTTGTGCGATTAGGCTGGCAGGAGCACCAATAGATGCCAAATAGCCCACATCCACAGCAGTCCATCCAGCAGCAGCGTTGAGTGCAGCAATGGGATCCAGGGTGGCATTGGCCAAAGCAATCATGTCAGCACTGACACCACTGGCGGCCAACAGGCCTGAACTGCTGACTGTGCCAGACACAATACCAGTGGCAGTGTTGGCAGCAGCGGTAGCAGCAGCACTGCTGAGTCCTTGTGCTTGTAGTGCGGCGGATATTTCAGCAGCACTGGCTCCAGCCGATGCCATGTTGCTGGCAGTTATTGCGGCTGCTTCTCCAGCAGCACCAGCACCAGCAGCACCACCAGCACCTGTAAATGCGTTGCTGACAGCACTGATACCTTGTGAGATATAAGGCAGTGCCACAGCAGCAATGGCCATCACTGCCAGGGTCTTGAAGAAATCACCAAAGTCCATGCCTTCATTGGCTTTGCGTTGTGCTGCTATAGCGGCTCGACGCTGTTCCATGTTGACTTCGTTGTTTTGTGTTTCGGTTGTTTTTACTTGCTGGTTGAAGTCTTTGACACTGACAGTTTGATCAGTGCCAACTCGTGTGACGCCCTGCATGTTCTGATCCATACGCACCCAACTGCTGGGTTCACCAGTTTTGAGGTTGGCGGCTGTGAGAAAGTATTCTGCTCCATCTGGGCCACGCAACATGCTGGCACCTGTTTTGCGGAACTCATCGGGTGTGGGCAGTTTTGATTCAAAGTCTTTGACTGTGGTAGCCAGGGTACTTGCTGCCAATACTCGCTGGTCTTCTTGTTGTTTTTGTTCAAATGCTCGAGTTTCTTGACGCTGTGTGTTGGCTACTCGGTTGAATTCATCGTAGTCAGGTATCACAGGTCCTGTGAGTTTGCCATCGGCACCCACACGCTGTAGGCCATCAGCAGTGGGCACATACCAACCTGATTCATCTTCAGGTGTGGCAGGATTGTCTGGACGACCCTGAATTTCAGTGCCGTTGGGAGTGAACTTGTTGACAAATTCTGACGGCTTGGCAAGCCCAGCAGCAAATTTGGCATTTTCAGCCTGACTTGCAGCAGTCTGGTTGGCTATACGCTGATCATAATCAATTTGATTTTGGCGTTGTTGTTGTTGCTGTTGTGCGGTGTCCACACGAGTCTGTGCATTACGCACAAGTCCTTCAGTGACAGCATCATTGATGTTCCACTGTCCAGCAGCCTTGGCCTGTTCAATAATGCTGCGTGCTTGATCAGGTGTGGCAGCAGCACTGATTTGGTCTACCCAACCTTGTTGAGCAGTAGACCGCTGTTGTTCATTGGCTTGGTCCACAATGCTTTGTGCTTTTTGAACCAAACCTTCTGTAACAGCGTCGTTGATGTTCCATTGACCCAGAGATCGGGCCTGGGCAATAATACTGCGTGCTTGATCGGGTGTGACTGCTGCATTTACTTGCCTGACCCAATCGTCTTGAGCAGCAGCAGTTATTGCTGCGTTGGATTGATCAATGCCGCGTTGAATGTTGTCAACAAAACTCTGACTCACAGCATCGTTGATGTTCCATTGTCCAGCAGCACGGGCCTGTTCAATAATTGCTCTTGCTTTGTCTGGTGTGGTTGCTACTCGAACTTGTTCAATCCAGTTGGCCTGTGCTTCGGCAGTTTTTTCTGCTTGCTCACGATTTAGCACGCTTTGTGCATTACGCACTAGGCCATCTGTGACACCTTGATTGAGATTCCATTGGCCAGCAGCCTGTGCCCGACCCACAATGTTTTGAATTTCTTCAGGTGTTTTTGCTTTTTGGGCCAGTTTATACCATTCAGTTTGAGCAGCATCAGTTTCTTTTTGTGCAATAGCATCAACACGGCTCTGTGCTGCACGCACTAGGCCACCGCCAACTGCGTCATTGAGATTCCATTGTCCGGCTTTTTGTGCCTGTGCAATAATGCTTTGTACGGCTTCTGGTGTTTGTGCTGCTTCTGCTTGTCGAACCCAGTCGGCTTGAGCAGCAGCACGAGTCTTTTCAGCAGCAGCCTGTTCAGCACGGGTAAAGTTGCTGGTAATGATCTCTTGAGCACGATTCACAATACCAGGATTGATTGTGTAGCCATCTTTGGCGGCTCTTGCCACAACAGCATCTAGTTCTGCTTGAGTGGTTGCCTTGCCAAGTTCTGCTGTATATTTGGGACCAAATTTGTCATCAAGTGCAGCCTGTACTTTTCGTTGTTCAGCAGCAGCAGCCTGTGCGGCGGCATATTCAGATTCTTGCTTGCGATAGGCTTCCATAGCAGCAGATTCTTCGGCCTGACGGGCAGCATTTTCTTTAGCCCGTTGGGCATTTTCAGCAGTTGCACGAGCAATATATTCAGTTTCTTGCTTGCGATAGGCCTCTAGGGCAGCATTTTGTTCAGCCCGCCTAGCCGCAGCCTCTTCGGCTTGTTTGGCAGCAGCCTCGGCAGCAGCGGCCTTTTCGGCAGCGATCTTGGCATCGGCTTCGGCTTTTACTCTAGCAGCCTCTTGTGATGCTTTTTGTGTTGCTTTTTCTTTGGCAGCGGCGTCGGCTCGGTCTTTGGCTATTTGAGCGGCTGACTCATCGGCTGCTTTTTTTACAGCAGCATCAATTGATGACTGGCCTTGTTTTAATGTGGCTGCAGGAATTGTCAAACCAGCAGCATTAACTGTCTGAACCAGTTTGTCCAACTGAGCCTTGGTGGTGGCAGTGGGAATCTGATCCAGTGCTTTTTTAGCAGCAGTTAAAACAGCCTGCTGTTGTGCTTTGGCAGCATTGGCAGCAGCAACTTGTGCTGCTATGGCCTTGTCTTGTGCTGCCTTGGTGGCTGCTGCTTCAGATTTGGCCTGAGCAAGAGTCTTGGTTGGTGTAGCAGTCTTTGAAGGTGCTGCTGGAAGTTTTTTTGGTGTTGTAGCCATAGTAATATTTACCCATATCTTGAAAACCGTTGCTGTTAGCCTTACTCTTTGACCACCTGAGCACTGAGGCTGCGAAGGTTGAATTCGGCTTGCTCTACCTTTAGGTCTCCTGTGGGTTCAAACAACACTTCAAGAATATACCAAAAGAATCCTGGTGGTGGTTGATCAACCACTGTTGAGAACACAGTTTCAACTTCAGGCAGTGTGCCATTGCCAGTGAGGCCTGTGAATGAATATGTTTTCTTACTGACTGTGCGGTCAAGGTCAAACAAGAAGTCGGGGTTTATGGGGTCGTTGTTGGGAAAGCCCACATATCTATTGACTTCCACAGTGTAGGTTAAATCACCACCTGTGCTACTGACATAGGTCATGATGTTGCTGAGTTGAGCAGAAATAAACACACGGTCAGTGCCGCCTGTTACAGTAACACGAGCATTTGAGTCAGTAGAGCACAAAGTGTCGTTTTGATCATAGCCCACAAAGCCGCCTGTTAGATCATCCGCTTGCCCTGGATAACTCTGTGCTGTGCGAATTATCACAAAAGTTGTAGTACATTGGACCACACCAATGGCTCCAGAACCACCGTTGTAGAATCCGTCAGTCCAGCCTGAACCAAATATGTTGTTGCCAGGTTTGAAAGGTGGTGTGGGTTGTGCTGATGTGAAGTTGTATTGAAATGTGCGAGCATCAATGGCCACAGCACTGGTGCACGCAATGTTGGGCACATAGATGGACTCTGCCACAGTGGATCCATAAGGACGGCGAAAGTTGCCTGTAAGGTATCCAACTTCGTAGGCACTGAAGCCTTCAAAGTTCTGTCCCAAGCCACCTGGGCCTGACAGCACATAGTTTAGGCCATCAACAATACCTTGCTGATCGCCTGGCTCAATGGGAAATTGACTCATTAGCGGTCGTCCTCTACAGCAGTAAACTGCCAGGTTGTGGCACTACACATCCAGATGTCAGTGTTGCTGGTGTTTGATATTTCAATGGCGTGTACGCGGAAAGCGTTTTGGTTGATCTGGCACCAAGGATTGTTGGTGTCTATTGCCATTTCAACTGGCGTCTTTACAGCTGGTTCAGATCCTACACTGTTGGCACCTTCAATGGTGATTGACACATTGCCTGTTGAAGGATACATTGG